TCTAGTTAATCCTGCTTGAGCAAAAACTAGGGGAGTTACTGATGTATTACCTAATACTGCTTGTAGCTCTTCATCTACCGAATCTGTTGAACCATCAAAATATCCATCTAAGGATACTGATCCTGATTCTAAGGTAGGGAGCATAGTTCTGTAACCGGATGTAGCATTAAATGTTGTTACATCAATCATCTCTACATTACGTGATGCAGTTACTGAATTGAAGTTAGTAGATAGGTCATATCCACCGAATATTATTTTTGTATCTTTACCCGAATTGGCCATTATTTATCCTCGATTACTTTTTTCTGATCTATCATCCATTGAGGAATCTTCTTCGTTACGATTTCTCCTGGTTCAAAAACAGATCCCTCGATATGTAGGCCTACTACGGCTACATACTTTTTATTGTCTTGTGAAACCTTTTTAGGTTTTGCTTTTGCAGGTTTATTTTCTGCCATGTTTATCTCCTATAAAGTTTGATTAGTAAATTCAATTTCAAATTCAAACGTACAGACTCTACCATTTTCGTCAGCTCCATTTTCTTCCTGGTATCTTGTGAGTTCTGCATTTTGTACTGATCCATTAACTGTTGGATCACTTACTATCTGTTGGAATACTTCTTCCATTAAAAAAACAGCTCTGTCGTTGGTAGATTCAGCTACTGTATCTCCGGCACCTACCTGGTTAACAAATATCAATCCGTTTATAGAATTGGTTTGTTCATATTGTCCACCCATAGTGAATGGACTGATAGAAGTGTTTGCACCACCAAGAGATATAAATTCTCTATCTAAAACCTCTCCAGGACTGTATGAGAATATCTTTATTCCACTTAATCCTGCTCGAGCCTCTAGTTGAGTCTTTAAATTTGATCTAAAATTATTTACTATTGCTACTGTCATTTACCATCCAATGATCGATGAGGAGTGTTGTTCTAGCCAGGCATTTACTTCCGGGGATCTAGTTCTATTAAAGATTCCGAATGGCCCTTGTCCCTCAACGATAAAATCTGCTGTACCCATTGCATCAGTAAAAGATCGTGTATTTTCGGGTATGTTTGATGAGGGTAATCTCATTCTTAACATTTTTAACCCTATACGATCTACACCATCAACAATGCTTTTATATCCATGTTCATATTCAACAACGATATTAAGTGGGTGTAATTGTGTTGGATGTGTAAAAAATCCATCTTTATAGTACAGAAGTCCTACTTCTGAATCTATTTCAAACTCACTTGTAGCTATTGTTACTCCATCAATCTTTATAGAAATAATTTCATTTATTAAACGATGGGGTAGTAATAACTCCGGAGAATATTCTCCTTTTAATTTTGCTTTATGAAATCTAGGAATCCACGATAACGATGTCCAGTCAAAGAGTAAATCTGTAATTCTTGCTCTCTCGTCTGAAATCATTTCATCTGTATATGAACTTGTTGAATTTAATGCATTGTCATCAAAACTTCTTGCCTGGTGTTCAGTAAATAAGAAATTACCTACCACCTCATAGATGAGTGATGATGTTTGAGCTACAGATTCCCAAGTACCACTCCAGGTAACAGTTAATTTACGAACTCTCGTTGTATTTGCTGTTCCTAGATCGTAGTAATAAATTCCTGTTGAAGATTCTGTTGCTGTTTGTGAGTTGACTAAAGTTGTTCCATCTTCATCTACTACAGTTACTGTTACGTTTCCTGTTGCAGAAGTTAAGACTCCATCCACTTCAAATCTACTTGCAATTCTTCCTCTTGAGTTCGTTAATACTTGTTGAGTCCCTAGGCCATACCTAGTATCTAACATTTAACCTACTTTTTTGAATTTTCTTTTGCTTTTGGTTTAGAGGCTTTAGCTTTTGCATCTGCTTTAACTGGCATTGCAAAACCATTCTCGATGAGCCATACTGCATCCTCTTTATCCAGTTTTATTTCCTGGCCTGGAGGTGGTACTTTTACTCCCGAAATATTGCCTACATATTGAGCAATTATCATTACTTTCATTATTTTTTCTCCTGTATCTTCATCCAGGTCCTCAATTGCTTGAGGACTAGGATCAAGTCTGATCGGTGTTTAACTGTGGAGGCTATACGGATGATCAGATTGAGTGTACCTACCTAGGCAGGACATGTTAATCTTTTGATTGCTGATGCATCAAGTGTTGCTGAGTCAGTTCTCAAAATAAATTTATAGCTCACTAAATCGGTATTGAAACCAAATTCATCTGAACGAGCTACCTCAAGGCCACCGGCCTCACGGATGTAGTATTTACTCATATCTCCGATGTAACCGACTTTGGCATTTGCACCAAGGTCTGCAACGTTTGGATCTTCATAAACTGGAACTCCGATCAATCTGTCCGGTGTACCTACTGCTACAGCAGGACTCCATAAGTATTGACCATTAGAGTCTTTAAGTTGTCTGAGTTCATTTATAGTGTTTGCACTAAAAATCATGGCATAGTTAGGAGCATTTCTGTACTCTTGTCCCATTCCATAATGAGCATCTAATACCTCATCAACTGTGATTGCAGAGTTACTTGCTAATGTTTTAACGTTAGCCACTCCAACTAATCCTGTTGGTTGAGAACTACCTGTACCTGTTATTGCAAATTCTCCTTGTTTTTTACCAAGAGCTGTACCGGACATGTTTGCCATGATACCCTCTAAGTCAACACCGGAATCGTTTAACAATTCCTTAGAGATTTGTGTTATGAATGCTAATTTATAAGCACCTAAACTAACACTTGAGATAGTTGGATCTGATTCTGTTATTGCAGATCCCTCAGATATAAGTGATGCAGATGAGTTAGCTGTAAGTGTAGGGAATTTGAGAGCTTCTCCACCTGCTGTATTAATAACAGTTCCGAGATTTCTCATTACACCAACAGCATCCATTACTGCTGTTACTTGATCAAAAAAGGATTGAGGAATTACACCACCTGCTGTTGCAGATGTTAAGTCTCTATCTTCTTTTTCGAATGTGTGATTTCTAATTTCTCCATTAGCTAAAGCTCTGAGAGGATTTATAGCTCTCTTTTCTTCTTCAACTTCCGGATCCATTTCGGCAACTGCTTGATTAGAAGATAAAATTTCTTCTCTTCTAGCCTCTGCCTCTTTGTTCTTTTTGTCTAGATCATGTAGATCTTTGATTCTTTTATCCAATGCATCAAGGTCCTGAGACATAGTGTCCCAAGTTTGTTGCTCTTCTGAATTTAAGGATCTCTTCTCTTCAACTTCACGATCATTTAGATTCTTCATATCGTTCCAAATGATGTTACGATCTTCGACAAGTTTGTTTAAATAATCCATTATTTCTCCATGGTTATTGATAGGGATGTAGTGATACGGTCCCTGCTTTTACTAAATTTTGGGAGGGTGTCTGTTCAACTGCCCTCCAGTCGTTCGGCTCTAGATCTTTTTAATTTTTGGTTTACCAGTTTTAGACTTCTTATACTTTTTCTTATATGGCATTAGGAGTCCAGTCTGATATCGGTCTTTTTTGACATTAAGTACAGTTTCCTGGACCTAATATCTGCATTAACTTCAATTGAGTGATCATCTGATGATTCAACTCTCTCTAAAATTAATGATCGTAAATCTTTCTTATTAATAGCATCTTCAATTTCATCTATATTGATGCCGGATGCTTGTGCTAAAGATTCTAAGGATCTACTTACCCATGATCCGGATTCCGGATATGCAGGGGTAGAAACTATTGAAACTTCATGAAGTCTTACTGATCGTAAAACTCTCTGAACTGGTTCTTCATCATTTTGAGGTAAGATCCATTGGTCTCCATCTTTAGGTACATCGAAACCAAATGAAGATGATGATACGTTTCCACGTTGTACGGTGTAATACTTATCTCTAACTTCTTGACTTCTTAAATCCATATCGATTTCATACGATAGACCAGTTTCATCTTCTTTTAGACGTAGTGTTCCTGCTCGTTTAGAACCGAGAACGATGTCTGAGTTATGATTCCAGTAAGCAAATATATCTTCTTTGCTTGTTTGTGTTCCTCTCTCATTAAGAGATTTTTTAAATGCACCAGGGGAGACGGTTTCAATAAATCCTCCGGATAGTAAAAGAGATGGGCTATTAAAAACTGCACCGTAACCGGATATAGTTCCTGTATTGTCATCAACGTCTCTAACTTCCATAGCATGAGTTAATGATCTATTTTCTTTGCCATCTCTAGGTATTAATACCTTTGGTCTTGATTTGTACACGGGTTTACTCCTTGTATCTTCTTCTTCTAACTTTTGTACTGCACGGTCGAACCACTCTTGGGCCTGACCAGGGTTTAACGGATCAAATCCCCATAAAAAATGTGCTACAGCTCCTGGTCCTGGGTAATCTTCATTATCTGCATTTGAATTTTTAGCAGATTCGAGGTCAACATTGTGTCTCTTGCCCCAGGCACTAGCTCTAATCAATTTATCGTGAGTAATATCCCCACGAGTCATATCTTGAGCCTCTTTTACAGTTTGATCAGTTAATCCGTCTCCGGCTAATCCCTCTTTGTAAAAGTTCAATCCTTTACGAGCATTTTCTTTTATATACTCGGGTGGATCGATATGAGATCTAGTTTCATTCATTCTTCCTCTTCAAATTCGGTATCTATTTCATCATCTCCCTGGATTTTCATATTCAATGGTATTAAATACGAATCTCCGATAGCAGGATCATCAATTGGAGACATATCTTCAAAGGCTCTAATGTCATTAGCAGTAAGTACTCCGAGCATTCTTAGTTTGTTATAAACTTCAACTCGGTCTTTTGCATTACCTCTTAAATAACCATTGAGATCAAACTTTACGAATTGACCTCGAGGGAGTAATTGATTTAAAGTAATTTCTATTCTTGTTAGCCATGGAGTTACGGAATATTGTATGAATGCTTTATTCTGTTCTTCTAATCCCGATCCCCATGATGTTTGCTTTGTGTGTTCGTTCAATAAAAATAATGGAACGTTAAAAATTCTTGCTATCTCTTCAATACTGAATCTCCTGGAATCAATAAATTGAGCTTGATCCGGTGGTAATGAAGTATTTCTCCATTTAGCACCACCAGTTAATATTCCAGGACGATGAGATTTCTCTACACCTCTATGATGTTTATCCCAGGTCTCCATGAATTGTCTTAGCTGTTCTTCTGTTGGTGTTTGATCTATTTCTATAACACCGGATAGAGTTGTACCATTTTCAAAGAATCTAGATCCAAATAGCTCTACAGCTTTACCAAATCCGATTGCCTCTTTGCAATTTTGGATAGGAGAGATACCTTTTAAGTCATCTCCATCAGCAAATGCCTTTATGTGAACTATTGATCCTGTTGGATTCTTTGAGGTATAACGTTTTAACGGTTTTTCGTCTTTTCCCTGGTTGATAACTGTATAAAGTACAGCACCATTATTTCTTTGTATGGTTACATCATCGGGATGAACGTTATAAAGTTCGGACGGATAGCCTTGACGATCTCTGTTAGTAATAACGATATATGCATTTCCATGCAACAGCAGGGAAGTCATAATTCGATGAAAAAACTCAAATTGATCACATTCAGGATTAACCATTCCAGATACTTTATCTATCCAGGTAGGTTGTTGATCTAAGAGCTGTCGGTAGTCGTTTGTTTTTCTATAAGCATGTACGGGTAACGATGCTACTGCATTAGCTAATATGTTAACTGCTGAATAAACACCAGTTAAGGATAAGGCAACATCGGAATCTACATTGATCCCGGCACTTGTGTTCTTACCCTCAAAAATTCCTAAATTAAAATTTGATGAAGAGATTGCTCTCTCTTCTGTTGTTCTGTTAAAAAGTCGATCGAATAAAGCCATTTTTTATTTCTATATCTCCGTAAATAGTCCGAATACTAAAAGTGATGCTCCTAAGAGCAGAAGTGAAAAACCAGGAGCTACTAAATAAGCTCCGGTTAAAATTAAAACATATCCCGTACAAGTTGTAATTATTCTGTTTGTCATATTGATATAAATCCAAAGTCTCCGACTTCGTCTGATTCATTGTCTCTTCGTGCAGTTGCACGGTCATAGGCAATTACAGATCCGACGGCCAGGTCTATTTTTCTCGGAGACGATTTTTTCTCCTTTGTAATATAGGCTCCTGTAACTGTTTCTTTTAAATAACAATTGTCTAGATGTCTCTCTAGATCGGGGTTGCCATCATGCATGATGTCTTTGTTAACGACTGCCGTATAAAATTTTGAAGTAGCTCTGATCATTCTTTTTCTGAAATTAGTTTCATAAAAGACAATCTTGCCAGGGAACTCATCTTGCCACTCATCGAGAGCTTTGTGCCATCCCGGAGGATCTGCCGATAGTTCCAGTACGTTATATTTTTCGAATGTTTGTCGAACTTTTGCAGATACTTCATCTCTTGGGACGATCCAATTCTCGTCATGATAAGATTTTTCCCAAAGGCCAACTACTTCAATTCTTGGTATTTCTTCTAAGGTACAAGCAACTAGGCAAGTTGAGTCATTATTATATGATCCATCAAATCCTAGGATTATGTCTGCACCCTCTTCAATACCGGAATGTTTTTCGAGATCCTGCCATATCCCTGGTGGTAACCAGGCATCTGTGCTTTTAGCTATTTGTCCTAAGTGATATCTACGAAACTCATGTTCCGGGATCTCTTTATATCTTCTGATCAAGTTATCCGATGGCCAAAAATCATCAGCTCCAGGGTTTGCCTGTTGAATTGCTGTTTTTAATTCATCGGGGTTAGTTAGATCTAGTTTAGGATCGGCTCTATAAAATTTGTGATAAAAGGTTTCATCTTCAATGTTGCCTTTTGCTACATCCTCTGCATAAGAAATCATCCTACCCATCAAATCTGTTTCAGATCCTCCAGGAGTAGAAATGTTTAATTCAAATGTATTCGATCTCTTGGCTAGTCCATTGGTCAAAACTAGCCGAGATCGTTCTTGTGCAGGAGTGATAAATGTTGCTATTTCATCTAAGGCTACGAATGTTGGACGAATACCATCAAGTTGATCACGACTTGAGGCTACACGTCTTAACTCTCCAGGAGATCCATCTCCCATGACAATCTTACGATCGGTCATCCTTACAAAACTCTTTAACGGTCCCTGGCTTATTTGTGCTTTGCAAGTATTGAAAAGAATACCTGCTTGATCTAAGTTTCCTGCTCCCAAAACAACTAGGGGAGACTTATGGTATCCACTTAGGAAGAAGAAATTGCAAATTGCTGATGTTAACTCAGATTTTCCATTCCCTTTTCCAGTAAGGATTAATGCTCTTCTCTTTATGAGTAGGCCATTCTCATCAACAACGAACATCTCGTTTAATAATGATTTCTGCCAGTCTCTTAATAAAAACTGTTGTCCGGAGAAGTCTGAATGATCTCCGTAAACTAAATATTTCTCTATCCAGGACGTAACTTTAGGTCCAAGAGTCCTAGTCTGTTTCGGCATACCATTCCTCGTCATCAATATTGATTGAAAATTCTTTTTGAAGATCTAGAGTGGTTTTCTTTGCATTATTTAAACTAATGCCGAGTTGTAATCTTGATTTAGGGTTTAATCCGAATCTATCTTGTAAAGCCAGGATATCTTTATCCCATTGGTTGATCTGTCTTACTAACGGATGGAGTATTTCTTGTCCTTGTGATCCAATAGAGCTGAAACCCTCACTTCGAACTCTTCTCCAGGCACGTTCTCTATCATCCATAATCTTTACTAATCTGCTGAGACTATCAATGTCTGTATCAGTAGCAATAAAGTTAGCTAGATCAGATTTCCAAAAACTATTCCAAAAATCTTTGGTTACTTTTAGTAGTTTTGTAGGAGGTTT